CTGAATCAGTTTCTCAGTACCGTAAGTATTTTCGAGTCACCTGATTTTGATTTTGGTGATCGTTCTGTCGAGATCAAGAATGGTGTGTCATCAGTCACCTACGGTTATGCTGATGCTAACATGATTATGCAGGCCCCAGAAAAAGATCTTGATCTGCCTGATATTGTCGTTGAATTTGAACTTAAAGATGATGTGTTCAAGAAAACAATGGCTGCGGCAAGTGTTCTTCAACTTCCAAATTGGTCGGTGATTGGTTCAGGCGGTGATGTAACTCTAGTTGTTGGTAACTCTAAAGATGAATCATCCAATACTTTCCGCACTGTGGTCGGTTCAACCGATCTTGAATTTGATCTGGTGTTTAAGGTCGAAAATCTAAAGTTCATGCCAGCAGACTACACTGTTCGGATTTCTTCGAAGGGCATCAGTCACTTCTCAACCAATGGAGGTAAGTTACAGTATTACATTGCAACGGAAAGCCGGTAATAGTAAATTGGTAAAGTGTGAAAAACATCCTGATTATACCGGTTCTAAAAAACCTAGAACCAAATGTGAAAAGTGTAAAGAGATCTGGGAAACGGCAGAGCTGCTAAAGATTCCAGATTTTCTGAAACGCAAACCTTAACTAAGGATTATATTATGCAAGAATTGTGGGTAGAGCTATATCGTCCGTCCAAGATCGACGATTGTATTCTTCCAGCAGAGCTTAAGCAAACATTTGTCAACTTCGTGGGCAAAAACTATGTGCCAAATCTTCTCCTCACCGGCGGTCCTGGTGTTGGCAAGACTACGGTTGCAAGGGCGATGCTGGAAGAATGCGGCTTTGATTATATCGTAATTAATGGTTCGATGAATGGTAACATCGATACGCTTCGTGTGGAGATTAAAAACTTTGCATCGACAGTATCTCTTACTGGTGCTCGTAAATATGTAATCCTTGACGAGGCTGACTATCTAAATCCTCAGTCGACTCAGCCTGCTCTCCGTAATTTTATGGAAGAGTATTCCAAGAACTGTGGATTTATTCTAACATGTAACTTCAAGAATCGAATCATCGAGCCACTACACTCTCGGTGCTCGGTTATTGAGTTCAAGATTCCGACAAAAGAAAAACCAAATATAGCATCTGGGTTTATGTCTCGGGTTCAGACAATTCTTAAATCAGAAAATGTGACTTTTGATCCACAGGTGATTGCAGAACTGATTAAAAAGCATTTTCCTGATTGGAGGAGGGTACTTAATGAACTACAACGGTATTCTGCTACTGGTAATATTGACACTGGCATTCTTGTCAATCTGGGCGATGACAATTACAAAAAACTCATCTCTTTTTTAAAGGACCGAAATTTCAAGGAGATGCGTAAATGGGTAGGCCAGAACTCTGATATTGAACAATCGGTGCTTTATAGGAAACTTTATGATACTTCCTCTGAGTACATAAACGAAAGATCGATACCACAACTCGTTCTTCATATTGCAGACTACTCCTACAAATCTGCTTTCGTTGTAGATCAGGAAGTCAATCTGGTCGCTTGTTTAACTGAAATTATGACAGACTGTGAGTTCAAATGATTAGAGAAAATATTAACAAATGGGACGTTGGTAATGTTTTTCCCTTAGTTGAAATCGGCGGTGATATCGTAAAGCAAGACGATAGATATCTGGTCAAGGATAACAACTTACTAAATAATCTTATCGTTAGTTCAACACGCTTGAATGCAAACAAAAGTACCTCTGGCCACACTCATCCAGGGCAGGAAGAAGTATATATGTTCATGGAGGGCAGTGGTATGATGGAACTAGATGAAAAGCATTTTCCCTTCAATGAAGGTGATATGGTTCTTGTAGAAGACGGTGTATTTCATAGAGTTCATGCTGGAGCAAAGGGGTGCTACTTTGTTTGTGTCTTTGACGGTAAGAGGTCACATCAATGATAGTAGCTCTTACGGCTTCTACTTTTGATTTACTACACGCTGGGCATATTCAAATGCTCAGAGAAGCCAAAAGCAAGTGTGATTACTTAATATGTGCCTTGCAAACCGATCCAACACTGGATAGACCCAAAGAGAAAAACAAGCCCGTACAGTCAATAGTTGAGCGATACATTCAGCTCAGTGCTGTAAAGTATGTCGATGAAATAATTCCATATTCAACCGAACAAGATCTTGAAGATATTTTAGAGGCTTTTGATTTACAAGTAAGGATCCTTGGTGTAGAATATAGAGATAAGGATTTTACTGGTAGAGACATATGCAAGCGCCGAGGCATTGATCTGTATTTTAATACTAGAGACCACAGGTTCTCTACTACTGAACTTCGAAAGCGTGTTTGTGATGAATCCATTTGATTATGTGAATGCAATAAATTCTGGTAAGGACATCATGTCAAATACTGATAATGATGAACTAGCCGAAAGGGGATACAACCCATATCTAACCAACCGTCAGTTCTCATATTTTGAAGATACTGTTCACTATGCCAACGTGATGAATATGTATTCACACCTGGAAAGTAAACTGCAATTTTCATTTTTAATAAATATGATTAGGCCCAAAAGGCGATTTGCCAAATGGGCCAAGACTGAACATCACGATGATCTTGAGGCGGTGGTAGAGTATTATGGGTATAGTTATGATAAAGCCAAACAGGTCATGGATATTCTGTCTTCTCAACAGATAAAAGAAATAAAAGCAAAGCTTGAGAAGGGTGGTTTGAAAAAATGAGTTTCGATATAAACAATCTCGTCGAGGTGCGTCTGAAAAGCGATGATGACTTTTTAAAAGTCAGAGAGACTCTCACTCGCATCGGCGTTGCATCTAAAAAAGAACAAATACTTTATCAGTCATGCCATATTCTGCACAAGCAGAAAAGGTACTTCATTGTGCACTTCAAGGAGCTATTTGCACTTGACGGTAAACCTTCGAACATGTCAGATTCAGATACTGCTAGAAGGAACACGATTGCTAATCTGCTGAAGGAGTGGGATCTCGTAGAGATCTTGAGTCCGTCTCAGACTGATAACCCAGTGGCTCCTATCAGTCAGATCAAAGTTCTACCATTTAAAGAGAAAAATGACTGGGAGCTGGTGGCGAAGTACAATATCGGCAAGAAAAAAATGATAAGTGATTGAGTTCTTTACATAAAAAAATCAAAAAACTGTTGACATATTATCTTCCACGATATAGAATGTATATATGATGAATAAGGAGATGAACATGTGTAGCGAATGGAAGAAATCGGATTGGCGCACCACGGAAACGTGGGAGTCTGTTAATTGCTCGACCGGCGATGTGACAATCAACAAGGTTGGCGATAAATTCGTCGGTCGTGATACTAACGGTATGCTCGTTTCGCAGTTTCCCGATACCTGGGAAAAAACCGTCCGAATGATGGAATCTTGCTTTACCTGGCACATCAAGGTTGCGTGAAATGGGTGACATTATCAAAATCCGTGGCTTGACACGACATGGTAAGAACCGTGTTCGTGAGCACGGTGAGATGTGGGAAGTGACTGACTGGAAGTCACCACTGCGTCCTGGTGAACAATCAATCCGCTCGCTTAAAACTGGTGAAGAGCGTTGGCTCGATTCAGAAAATTTTGAAATCGTTTTACCAGAAAGGTTTTGAATTATTCCTCAGTAGCTCAGTGGTAGAGCTGACGGCTGTTAACCGTCCGGTCGGTGGTTCGAATCCATCCTGAGGAGCCAAATTTGCCGGCGTAGCTCAGTTGGGAGAGCAGTTCACTTGTAATGATCAGGTCCGCGGTTCGAGTCCGTGCGCCGGCACCACAAAAAAATATTAGAAAATCTATTTACAAACAATGTAGGATGTGATAGTATATAAACATAATGATTAATCAATCTGTCTCTGATGAGTCCGTAGGGACGAAACCCCGAAAGGGGTCAGACAGCAGCCGACCTTGTGGTGTAGGTGCTAGCAGTGTAAAGGTTCTGAGGTTAGATATATCCGATAGGATTGCCATGGCGGTCCGTGTAGGCATCCAAGGATAAACCACATTATTTTAAAACTGAAAGAAAGTGAATATAATATGACAAAGACAGAAAA